GACCGGTTCCACCCAGCCCAGCGTGCCCGTCGTGAACCAGCGGTGCGCGCGAGACAGGTCGGATCGGAACGCCTTCGTCCAGCGGCGCGTCTTGAGCACGAAGCCCGGATGCAGCGCGGGCAGGACGTTGATCTTCTGCGAGCCCGGCGGGGCGTCAGCGGGCATCTCGCCATCGACGAAGTCGCCCATCGGGTTGAACCACCCGACCTGCGGTCCGCCACGGATCTCCAGAATCGATTTGGCCTTGCGAGTCACCGCTTGGTAGGCCGTCTTGCCGAGCGCCACGAGGCCGAAGGTGCCCCACAGCTCGTTGATGAGACGCGGGCGGCAGCACTCGATCGGAGAGGGGACAGGCTCCAGCCCTTCCTTCTCGCGCTTCTTGTTCGCGCGCTGCCACTTCAGCATGACCTTGTCGAGATCGTTCTCCGGCGGGCGGCAGCAGATCGCGTTGTGGATGTTGAACATCTGGCGCGACGCGCCGATGGCCTTCAGGCTCTCGTTCATCTCCATGCCCGAAGGCCCGACGAGGGGGCGGTTGTGGACCACCTCCTTCTCGCCGGGCGCTTCGGCCACCAGAGCGATGTTGCTGTCGTACCGAAGCTCCGGGCCCACCGGCCCGCCGTCCCGCTGAGTCCGAAGAACGCAGACATCGCACCGCGCCCCTAGTGCTTCGGGATCGTAGGCGCCGGACTCCTGCATCTGCATCGCGACGAGCTTGCCGGTGGACATGGATCGATCTCCTAGTGCTTCACGGGGCCGTTGGTCTTGGCGTTGTCATAGAACTTCCCGGCCATGGCGAGGAAGTTGTCCTTGCTGCGGCCCTCGGCCCGATAGAGCGCACCGGCCACCGACATCATCAAGTCCGAGAACGAGATGGGTCCGATGCCGTTCGACCGCGCGACCTGAATCACCATGTCCAACGAATCCGCTACGAGCTTCCTGCGTTCGATCATGTCGTCCATGCTCCCTCCGAAAAAAAGTGGCCGGGTCGCCCATCCCTCGCGCCCGGCCTGATCGGACCTGTCGTCCGATCCCCGGCGGCATCGCGCCGCCTGCTCAGAAGTAGAGGGGGGAGACTACTTCTGGAGCATCCCGCGGAGCTTGTTGCTGCCGCCCGGCTGGGGCGCGGCGACGTTCATCGCGGGGGTCGAGGACACGCCACCGATGGACTTCGCGGCGCCGGTCGCCGTACCGGAGAGGTTCGCGTACGCCTCCGGCGTGATGAACTGCTTGTCCGACTGCGAGTTGCTGTCGTTCGGGTCCTTCGCCTTGAAGTAGACGTAGGCGACCTTGTTGTCGAACTGGTCGGCGCGGATGGTGTTCACGTCCGCGCTGCTGCCGACGGAGAGGAGCGCCGTCTTCCACGAGCGAAGGTTGCCGAGCTTGGAGAGGTCCGCGCCGATGAAGAGGCGCATCTCCGTGCCCTGATACTCGCCGTCCGCGATCACGCACTGGAACTTGACGGAGGTGCGGTCCTCCTTCTGGTACGCCTCCGTGCCGGTGATCTTGACCTTGTACGCGCCCGTGACGGGCTCGACGTAGCCACCGGGGCCCGAGCGCGCCGCGACGTCCTTGAGGTCCACGTTCTCGATCTGCCAAGTGTTGCTCATCTGCCTTCTCCTGATCCCCGGCTGTTCCCGTCCCGAAGGGGCCGTGGGTCCTACCGCCTGTTTTGCCTCCGTGCGGAGAGGAGGGGTCTCTGGGGCGTGGGACGATGGGTTGGTGCCCCGGATCGATTTAGGCCAGATACATCTTCAGCACGTCCGACTGGGCGCGGCGCAGTGCAGCGCGGTCGAGAGCGTCACGCATCACCCAGCGGGTCATGAGCGGGTTGTCCGTCTTCTCGGCACACAGCGAGACGGCCTCCTGCATCAGGGCCTTCTCCTGCGAGGGGTCTTCGAGCAGCGCGGTCGAGAGAGCATCGACCAGCGGCTCCTGCCACTCCTGCCCGACGGCGCGGCGGATCGAGTAGCCCGCGCAGCGGAGGATCTCGGCCACGTTCATCGGGGCGCGGTCCGGCGTGACGCCGTGCCGGTCCTTCGTCACCCACTGCGGATCGTCGATGGTGCAGCGGTAGCACGCATGCCAGCCGCGGCGGGTCGAGTCATAGGCGGCGCGCAGCACGAGGTCGCACGCGGTCGGCAGGTCTTCAGGCAGACGACCCGGAAGCCGGGGACCGCCGCGGATGAAGGTGCCGGACACCGTTCGGGGCGTAGACTCGTGGGCCGTCAGGATGACGTGGAGCCCGGCGTGGCGCGCGGTGTCCCTGAAGTCGAGCACCGTGTCCCTGAGCGCGCCCCAGAGCTTGAAGCCGGTGTGCTTCTTCTCCAGCACCGCGATCGTGGCTTCGGCGAGGAGCGAGAAGTCGTCGACGATGATCGCGTCGTAGTCCTTCTTACCGTTCTGCTTGAGGATCTGGATGGCGTCCATGATCGTCGTCGCTTCGAGGCTGTCCGGGATCGATCCGACGACCTTCTCCGCGGGCTTCAGCGCCCCGATGGGCGCGACGAACAGTCCGCGGGGGAAGCTGTAGAGCAGGTCGGTGGTCTTGCCGATGCCAGAGGGCCCGTAGAGGGCGACGACTGCCTTGGCGCCGTTGTAGGGGGCGGTGGTGGTCACTTGCGTCTCCGTCGTTGGTGGGGGTTAGTATAGGCAGCCATTGACAGGTGTCAATAGCCATCTGCTACTTTTTCTCAACCACCTGATTTTGCAGCGTTTCCACCTGCGCTTCGAGGTAAGCGACGCGGGCCTTGAGGTCCTCGTTTTCGACCTCCAGCTCATCCACCGCCAGCTCATCGTCGGCACGATCGTCGAGCTTCTCGGAGAGTCGGTAGTTCTCGTCCCTCAGCGTGTCGATCTGCGCCTTGAGCCCGTCGATCTCGCGATCACGGTCGGGCACGAGCCCGTCGCGTCCGACGAGCTTGGAGAGCTGCGGCAGCGCCGCGACCCAGTAGGCGTGCGCGGTCGCGTGGCGGGCGAAACACACGGCGACGGTGCGCCCCTGTGCGTCCGTCACCTTGTTGCCGTTGACGGTCCACGGTCCGGGGATCAGCAGGTCCTTGTTCGGTAGCATCTTCACTTCTCCTTGCGGCGACACGCCGCTCCTTTTTCCCAACTACTCGCCGGAGTCCATCTCGCGGCGAGCCCTACGCAGTTCCCAGTCAAAGAGCATGAAGCCGACGGACGACGAGATCATCGTGGCGCAGAACCACGGCACGAGGTCGGCACGGTCGATGTTCGCGAACGCGGGGGCGCCGAGCAGCGTCCCGAACGCGACGAGCCCGCAAAGCCCGCGTGACAGCCGGATCAGGACCATCGGCACTTCTCGAAAAACTGGCAGGTCCCGTAGGCCGTGACGCAGGTCTGCTCCGAGAGCGTCTGCGGCCACGCTTCGGGCGGGATGCCCGATCGATCCAGCTCGGCCACCCGCTCACGCGCGTGGAGGACCGTCAGCGGGAACGACCGGATCGCGCCGGGAGCCGGGTCCGGCATCTGCCGCTTGAAGCCACCGATGCCGTTGTCCCCGACCTCGATCATGTTGAGCTTCACGCCGCCGAAGTCGTCCCCGTAGACCCGCGAGCCGAAGTTGTGCATGCCGATGAACTGGCCCGACAGCGTGTACCGCGTGGCCACGTCCCGCGTGATGCGGCCCGTCGTCTTGTGATCGTAGATCCAGACCTTCCCGTCGGCCTCGCGGACGACGAGGTCGAGCCGCTGCGTGTACCGCCAGCCGCCGATCTCCGAACCGAAGACCTCCTCGACGGCCATCACTTCCAGCCGCTCGTTCGCCCAGTGCATGGCGTACCGCGCGACGGTGTCCTTCGCGAGCGCGGCGTACTGCGGCGCGTGTGCGCCCAGCTTCGTCGCGCAGTCGTCGATGGCGTCCTCTGGCGTGGCCCACGTCTCCGGGTCGCCGCCCTGCTGGACTTCCTGCTTGCGCCGGTAGTGATGCGCGAGGCCCTGATGCACTAGCGAGCCCTTGAGGAGCGGCGGGCTGGAGGTCTCCTCGCGCTTCTGCCCGGTGCGGTAGGTGTAGGCGAAGAGCCGCGGGCAGCGGAGCGCAAGCTCCGTCGCGTGCCAGCCCCACTCTCCCGATGATCCTGCGTCGATGAACTTCTTAGTCGTCATCCATGGCCTCTTGGCAGTAGGTGCAGTGGCGCGAGTCTTCGCGATCGATCCGGCGCTCGTCTTCCTCCGGGATGCACTCGAAGCAGACGGTCTCCGCCTCGCCGCACACCGGGCAGTACATCGGCTTCGCATCGAGACGGAGTTCTCCGCACGACGCGCAGTTCAGGTCGATCCCAGCTTCGTCAGGCATCAGTCCCATGACAGTTCTCCATGAGCAAGTCGTTCCAGCGTCCGACGCGACACGCCTACGGAATCGGCGGCTCCCCGAAACGAAGCCCCGACCCAGAGCAGTTGCACCGCGTCGAGGAAGCGTTCCCGCGCACCCGGCCTCGACATGACGCGCGGTCGGCCGATGGGCCGACCACTCTTCGTGCCGTTTTCCCGCGCACGGTCGATCCCGGCCTTGATGAGCACGCCGATCGCGGTGCCCCGCTCGTCGATGTGGTGGACCTTGTCGTGGCACTTCATGCAGAGCGGCAGAGTCCGCGTGCCGCCCAGCGAGTACGGCACAACGTGGTGATGGACGTGTGCCCGACATCCGCACTCGAAGCACGTCGGGAAGTTGTCGGGGCGACGCGGGCGGGTCATCGCGCCCTCCAGCGAAGTCCCGCGTCAACGTGGTTCTTGAGCACCGCCCCGAACACGGACTCCGCGGGAATGTAGCCGTGCTCGATCAGGTCTCGGATGTTCAGCAGTGCCAGCTCCATGGCCCGATGCTGTCGGCTCTGCGACTCCCGCTCATGCTTCGTCATTCGACACCCAGCTTGCTCAGGATCGATTCGAGGATCGCGTCCTCGTCGTCGGCACCGCGGAGCTGATCCGCGAGACCGTCCACGCTGTCGTCCTTGGAGACCTTCTCCACGGCGGGCAACTTGTCGAGCAGGATGCCCGCGACGTGCTCATCGACCGTGTGCTCGGCGACGAGGTACTGGATCATCACGGGACGCTTCTGCCCGTGACGAGCGACGCGGCCTTCCCACTGCACCACTTGGCCGGGCGTGTAGGGCAGCATCGCGACGAGCAAGAGGTCCGTGTCCTGAAGGTTCACGCCCTCGCCCCATGCGTCGCCGGTACCGACGAGGATCGCGGGGCCGGGAGCGGCCATGTAGGCCTGCTGGATGCCGTCGCGCACGGGGGCCGGTGTGCCGCCGTGGCCCGTGAAGATTTGGGCTTCCGCCCCAAATCGATCCGAGATCACCTTGCCCAGATCATCGCAGTCCTCGCGCCGACCCGTGAACACGATCACCTTCTGCTTGCCCGCGACGCACTCCTCGACGATCTCGACGACGGCCTTGCGCTTGCGGGCAGCGGCCTCCATCAGCTTCGCTTCGAGCAGCGCGCCCCGGCCCGCCTTCGCGGCCTGTTTCATCGTCTTCTGGAAGCCGGTGGCCCGCACTTGGTCAGCCGCCGGGACGTAGGTCACGAGCCGACGACGCGGCGGCAGGTGCCTGTGGGTCACGCTGTGGGGAACGTGGTGGGTGACCAGCGACACGCGATCCCACAGCTCCTCTAGATTGGACGAGCCCGTGGTCTCGATCCCGCCGTAGAAGCCCCGGCGTGCGGCGCAGTACCGGCCCGCGAAGCTCGCCTTGTCCTCGCGGTAGAACGGACCCCATGCGTCCGGGTGCATGAGGTCGAGCTGTGCCCAGAGGTCGCGCGTGCGGTCCTTGATCGGCGTGGCCGTGGCCCCGATGCGGCGCTTGGTGGCCCGTGAAACCTTCATCGCCGCGTGGGCGATGTTGTCCAGCGGGTTGAAGGCCAGCTTGCCCGTCTCCGTGGGCGTCGCGCCCCAGCGCCGGTGCGACTTGCACTTGTGCAGCTCGTCCGCGATCCAGTTCACGGGCTTGAAGTTCTTGAGGATCATCTCGACGCAGTCGGGCAGCATCTCCCAGCCGAGCACGAGGTAGAGCGCATCGGTCTCTTCGAGGACGGACGGCACGCAGTCGGCCTTCGTCTCGATGACGAGGGCCCGGTGCTTCGTGAACCGCTCGATCTCGCGCCCGAACTGACGGCGGACGGCGGCGCGGGTGGTCACGAGCGTGCGGCCCGGATGGCAGAGCGACCAGACGATGCTGGTGAGCGTCTTGCCGGAGCCCGCCGCGTGCCAGAGATGGCCCGACTTCCCGCCGAGATCGATCACGGCGTCCCGCTGGTAGGCGGTCATGAAGCCGGGGACCCACTCGCGGAGCCCGTAGTCCGTGACCAGCTTGTCGAAGTTGTCCACACCGTCGAAGTCCGCCTTCATCAGGCGGGCCGTGAAGTGGATGCCGTGCTTCTCCAGAGCGCGCTCCACGAGGAAGCCGCTGTTTTCATGCGCGGTTACGCTGCGCTCCCGGACGGTGACGCCGGGGATGGAGTATAGGTCCCGGTTCGCATCGGGAGTCGTGTGTGACAAGACGTACTGAAACCACGCCATGGATCGCGCCTCGCTCGTTTTCCTGCGGTGAACGAAGATGTAGCGCACCCGTTGACATGTGTCAAGGGCTGAGTTACGGTGCTGGTCCATCCCTCACGGAGTGTTCATGCTGACCGAAGCTGAAGTCTGGGCTGCCCTGCCGCCGTCCGGCTTTGTCCGTTCCTACGTCGAGTACGCGAGCAACTGCACCGACGCCCACCTCTCGTACCATCTGGCGGGCGCGATCACCTGCCTGACGCAAGCCGTCCCGATCGATTACTGCGTGCCCTACGCCAGCCCGCTCTGGGGCAACGTCTACACGATGATCGTCGGCGACTCGTCCAAGTCCCGTAAGACGGCCGCGATCAGCATCGCGCGCCGTGTCATGCACGACGCCATCCCCGGCAGCATCGGTGAGACGCCCGGATCGCAGGAGGGTCTATACGAGTCCCTGCGTGCCCAGCAGAAGCAAGTCATCCTCTACGGCGAGTGGGGCGAGTTCCTCGCCAAGGCCGAAGAGGGGTACCTGATGGCCCTCAAGACGGCCTACACGAACCTGTGGGACGCCATTCCAATCGGTCGGGCCCTCGCGAAGAACCGCAAGGGCACCATCGACAACCCGCGCCTCTCGCTCCTGTGCGGTGTCGCCACGGACCTGCTGGAACGCCACACGGAGCAAGCCGACTGGACGGGTGGTTTTCTCGCGCGCTTCCTGACGATGTACGGCGAGCCCGAGCGCGAGTTCGCGACCCCGCCGATCGACGACGCCGTGAAGCGTCAGGCCATCACCCAGTGGCTCAAGCAGCTCGCGACGCCCAACGCCCCTCCGGGGCCGTGCCTGTGGCTGGACCCGGCGGGCCAGAAGATGTGGAACGACTGGTACGAGGGGATGCGCCCGCTGCGGCAGTCCGCGAACCGCCGCGTCGGCGCTGCGTGCTCCCGCACGACCAGCATCGCTGCGAAGACTGCACTGCTGCTCGCATGGGATGTCGGACAGGCGCGGTCGGGACAGCCGTGGCACGTTGGCACGGTGGAGCTGGAGAGCGCCCTCAAGATCGCCGACCTCCATCTCAAGAGCGTTCTTGAACTCGGTGAGCGGGTGACCGGCACCCGCGACATGCGGGACCGCGCCACGGTGCTCCGGTACATCAGCGACATGCCGACGCCGTTCGGCTATGTGCTCCGGCAGAGCGAGCTTCTGAAGCGCCGCGTCAACGAGATCCTCGACACGCTGAAGGAAGAGCGCGTCATCGTCGAGGAGTCGATCAACGGCGAGAAGTGCCTGCGCCGGACGCCCCATCTCGCGGCTGCGCTTGCGGCGGCCGTGCAAGGCGGATCGATTTCGCCTCCGGGCCCGATGGCCCCGGTCATCGCGATCCGCGCACCGCAGCCCGTGCCGCAGGTCCCCCTCGTGCCGTTCAGCGATACTCTCGACGACGACGAGGGCTGGTCTTCTTTCGACGGGTAGTACCCGCGAGAGTCCCCTTCACCGAGCACGGCAACACGAACTGCTTGCACGCCTTCCCGCGCTGGTTCGCGCATTTAGCGCGGCCCAGCGCGGCTTGCTTTCTCCAGAAGCCTTCTCCACCCTTGAGCCGCGTCTTGTCGGACGCGAGGGGCTTCCCGAACACGGTGCAGGCTACCTTTGCGGCCTTCTCGTACAGCTCTGTCGCAGCTCCGCCGCCCCTAAGCTCCGAGTCCACAAAAATGAACGAAACACGCACGAACCGTTTCCCAACGGCCCCCTCGATCTTCCCGACCTCTTTGCCCGCTTCCTGCGCCCTCAGATCGAAGCCGGTGTTGTCGAGCTTCCGTGCGTGAAACTTCAGCATCTGCGCCTCCTGTGCAAAGGGCCCGTCGGGATCAACCCGGCGGGCCCTTTTTTTGGCACCTGCTTGGGAGCCTCTCACACTGTCAGAACGCTTCCCGCTCCACGCGGGTCATCAGCCTGTCGAAGTTCTTCGTGGTCTTCGGACCGCAGACTGTGATGCCGCCGTGGCTCCGGTCCAGTTGGCGCACGATCTTCTCAGCGTTGTTCAGGGCGCGCTCGGCCTTCTTCAGAGCAGCCTCTCCCGGAGCCTTGATGGCCTTGCGTCCGATGGAGACGGCTCGGCGAAGCCGATTGCACGCGACCTTCTTGCTCATCTTGCGCTTGGCCATGATCGATCTCCGATTCTTAGTCGATGCTCTCGTCGCACCGCTTCTCGTACTGGGGGATCTGCTTTCCAAGGAACTTCTTCGCCGCGGGGGTCTTGGCCATCTTCCGCAGACGATCGGCGCTCAGGGCGACGGAGCACGGGCCTCGGCGAACCGCCGCGCGATAGGCCTTGGCGAGCCCCGGACCGAGGATCTTCTTCTCGGAGGACTGCTCCTCCACGATCTTCTTGCCCTGATCGATCCAGATGTTCTGCTTCTTTCCCGTGGGCCGGATGAGCATGAAGCCCGCGGACGAGCACTTGTTCGCGTTGCGCTTCGACCACGCCTTGCCTTCGCAGAGCTTGCGAGTGGCGGCGCTGACGCGCAGGGCTTGTGGCTTTCTGGTCTTCCGGCGGCCCATTGCCTACCTCATGAACCGCTGCGCGGAGGATTTGGAGTTCGTAACGAAGATGTACCCGATGAACAGCAGGCCCAGCACGCCGAGCACCCGCATCGGGACCTTGCTCTCGAACCTGACATCGGGGCCCGTGACGGTGACCTTGCCCTTCATGTTGGGCAGCGCGTCGAGGAACTTGCGGACCTTGTCGCCGTCCGCGCCCTCCATGTCCATGACCAGCACGCCATCGGCATCCGCGATGTCGCCGATCGAGACGATGACCGCCGTCAGCTTCGAGCCGAAGGCATCGTCGGTCATCGTGCCCTTGCGGAAGTCCATGAGCGCCTGATCGACGGCGAACGCGGCGTCACGGAGCGACTGCGTGGGGTACCGAATCGTCAGCACCGCGGGCAGCAGCTTCTTGGCGTCGGTCCACTTGTTGATGATGGCGTCCCGCTGGCCCATGGACAGCGCGCCGAGGCCGCTGAACTGGCCCGCGCGCACGCTGCCACGGATGATCATCATCTCGCTCATGGCTACTTCTTGCCCTTCTTCGCGGGCTTCTTCTTCATGATGCAGACCTTGTCGAAGGCAGACAGCGCCTTCTTCATCCGCGAGACGGCGGCGCCCGTGGGACGGCCGCCCGACGCCTTCCGGGAGACACCCTTCATCTCCGAGAACGACGCGCCCGCGGCGAACCCGACGTTCAGCAGGGCGCGGCCAGCGACCCGGCAGTTCTTCGGGCTCTTCTTCGACTTCATCAGCTCCTTGCGGAACATCTTGATGTCGCGGTCGAGCGCGGCGGCGTACATCTTCTTCTGGGCGAGGTGCTTCTTAGGGCTGGAGCCGAGACCGTTGACGACGAAGCTCATGAAGTTCTCCTGAGAAGGTTCGGGCGCAGCGTACTACAGGGGCTCCTACGAGACCATGTAGATGCCCATCAGATGGCGCAGGGCATCGTTGAATCGATCCCGGTCGACCGGCACTGTCTGCTTCGACTTCCAGTCAACGACGAGCCTCGGCCGTCCGTCCGGGTACCCGAGGATGTACCGAATACCCTGCGTGCCCTCGAACGACGTACGCATCTCGATCCTGTTGGCTCGGCGTAGGTTGGAGTAGTAGTTGAACAGTTGCTCGACGACTTCGTACCGCGGGTTCGGGATCACGAGCACGCGCCCGAACATCGGTGTGCCCTCGGACCCGAAGGGAAGCTGGTAGAACTCGACATCCTTCTTGGTCAACCCGCGCATGTCCACGAACTCGTCCGCGGCGTCCTTGAAGGGAATATTGTTTTTCTGAAGCAAGATCCGAAGAGCCTTCACTACCGGATCGACATCGTTGTTCCGGTCAAGCCCGCGCACGGTAACGATGAGGTCCGGCAGGGCCTTCATCTCGATGGCACCCAAGTGCCCGCGTGCCCATGGCGGAGACCAGCGCATCGATTACCGGCCCTTCCCGAACTTCTTCTTCTTGAGCTTGTTCAGCTCGTCCACACGGAACTTGTGCTGCTTGTCCCGGCAGACCTTGAGCTTCTGCCCCTTGAGCCCGATGCATGGCTTCTTGCCTTTCGGGCGCTTCTTGCCGAGGCAGGTCTCGAAGGTGTCGAAGACCTTGTAGTAGGCCGTCTCGCCCTTGGCCCGGAAGCTGATCTGCGGGTAGCCCTCCTTGGTGCGCGAGAGCTTGTAGCCCTTCGGGGCCTTCTTCGCAGCCTGTAGGATGCAGGCGTCAGCGTGCTTGATGAGCCTATCGTCGAAGGGCTCGCCGATGATCTTGGCCATCTACTTCTTCCCCTGCACGCAGACCCGGTAGTAGCGGTTCCGGAGCTGCATGCGCTTGGCGTCCAGCGCCTTGAAGATCTTCTTCTGCGCGGGCGACATCTTCTTCGCCTGCGCCATGCCCGAGGAGACCGCCGCCTTGCCCATGCTCGACAGGGCGTTCTTGCAGGAACGCCGCTTGATCAGCGTCTCGGTGTCGACGTTGATGACCTCGACGGACGAGAGGGCCGTGTTGTAGGGGCGGGTCTTCTTGGCCATGGATCGATCCTACTTCTTCCGGGGCTTCTTGCGCTTCGGCGCGCCGGAGAGCTTGTTAGAGACCATACAGTATTTCTCGAAGCCCTCTACAGTCTCGCCGTACTCCTCTCGAATGGCCTTCGACCCCCCCGTCATCAGGTTTGCTCTAGCCACTTCCCCCGCGGCTCCCAGCAAGTCCTTGAGGGCGTCTTTGCACCGATAGTTCAGCATTTTTGAGCGTGCGTCGGTGAGGTAATCCCGCGTCACATCTTCGGCTCCCGGATGATCGGGACCCCACGCGCCGAGAGCCCTACTCTTGCGACTCTTCGCCATGACTACTTCCTCCCCGCGCACATCTCGGCCGCGTAGTAGAGCGCGTGCTGCTTGATCGCCGACTTCATGAAGCCGGGGACCTTGCCCGCGTACTGCTTCACGATCTCTGCCCACTGCGGGTGGAACTTCAGCATCAGCTCCACTTCGCTCATGGCCTTGTTGAAATACTGGGTCTCGCAGGCGTTCCGCGGCGCGAAGTGCATGGTTTGATTCCTACTTCTTGCGGGACTTACGGGAGGTCTTGCGCTTCGGCGCGCCGGAGAGCTTGCCGGGGGCGATGCAGTGCTTCTCGAAGGCCCTAACCGCCGCGTAGAAATCGCGCTTGACCGCTTGCGAGTCTCCGGCCATTTGCGCGGCCGTGACGATCTCACGAAAAGCAGTGCCGCAGCGTCCCGCCTGCGCCGCCTTCTTGGCATCTTGGCTGGACACCTGTGCGCGAATCTCTTCCGGTCCCATGTTCTTCGCCATGATCGATTCTCCTCGGGCTACGGAAGAGCCCAGATGACACCAGCTCCAACGAACGCGGAGCCTACCACCGCACCGGCCCCCCGCCAACGTGGGTCCGTATCCAGCGTCACAGCGACTCCTAGTGTCACCGCACCGATGGCCGAGAGGATCACCGGACCCAGAGCCCTGAGTGCCGATGGCTTCGGAGGATCGATCACAACGGGCGGGCGCCGTTCGCAGGCTTCCAGCGCGCCAGTGACATCTGCGAGGTCTCGTGTCACCGAGTCCAGCTTGATCTTGGCGACGTCCCGTTCGGCCCGCGCGTCGATGATCTTCTTGGTCAGCGCATCGAAGGCGGGACGTTCGCAAGAGACCCGTTCGCCATCGGCTCGGCAGGGTTCTTCGGCGGCGGCAACCGATGCCCATAGGACCAGCAGAACCATGGACCAGCGAAGCCGGGACATCGCTACCTCTGAAAGGCGAAACGGGGTCCGCTCGTGAGCCCGCTCAAGCCGGAGAACTTCCCCTTGCCGCTGTCGATGTAGTCCATGGCGTCGTCGGCCCCGTTGGGGAACTGCTTCGCATCGTCGGACGTGAAGACGTCGTACTCGGAGCACAGCGGGAAGATGATCTGCCAGTCGTTGTCACCCAGATGCCACGCTTCGACGGCCGCGTTGGTCTTGAAGTAGACGGCCGCTTGCCCGTACTTGGACCAGAGTGACCCGCGATAAACGTGATTCTGGCGGATCTCGTCGATTTTCTCGTCCTCGTCGGTCCACAGACCCCGACTTCGCCGGATCGACTTTCCGTACGCCGTCATGCGCGCCGGGTAGGCGAAGCCCCAGACTCTCTCCGACTCGGGTGTCGAGGCCAAAAGATTCGTCGTGCAGTCTACGGTTGCTTTTGCTCCTCGGTTCGCAGAGGTGGCCATGCCGCAATACTTCGTTCCGTAGAGAAAGTTCCTGAACGGGCTCTTCGCGCCATGCCGGTACCAGATGCCGGGCTTCATCTTGCGTGTCGCCTGTATGGTCCTCCACGCCGAGAGCATGTCGCACTCTTCCCGCTCGTCTGCGAAAAGCTCTGGTCGGGTCTTGCGCCAACCCTCGATCACCCGCCCTCTGTATGTCAAAGGGGGCCCGACTAGGTCGACCTCCTCGACTCCTGTCGAGAGGTACCGGAACAATCGATCCTGAAGCTCTTGGTCCGACAGCCGTCCGCCGACGTTCCCGAGTGCCCACCGCGGCTGCCAGCGCATCACCCCTCCTTCAAGAGATCATTCGCCAGCGCCACGGAGTCCTGAGCCTTGGCAGCCTCGGCCTTCTGCTCGACGGCCGCGATCGATTTCGCCGCGTCGGCAGCCCGCTTCTCGTGCTCCTTCTTCAGGATCTCCTTGATCTCGTTGGCCCGACGGTCCGCTTCCTTTTGCTCGGCGGCCCGGCGATCCTTGTCCCGCTTCGGGATGAAGTAGGTGACGAACATGAACACGGAGAACAGCGCGCCCACGAGAGTCGCGATGAGGAACGACAGGCCGGTCAGGATCGATTCCAGCGCACGCTTGAACATCAGATCGTCTCCCCGCGTGCCGCGAGCGTCTCGCGAAGACGCGTGACCCAGTCGCCCACACGGTCAAAGACCTCGGTCTTCATCGTGTCATAGGTCACAGGGTCCATACGCAGCGACACAGCCGTCTTCTGGTCATCGCCCCGGCCGACGATGTAGGCGTTGAAGAAGAACGAGTCCTCGGGGCTGATGAGCGGCTGACCCGTGAGGTCGTGTCCGACGTTGGAGGCCCGTCGGACCAGCTTCACGAGGTCCTTGAACCGTGCGGGCGACAGCTCGAACTCCGCGCTCTCAGCGGCAATCTCGGCTTGGATGCGGAGGGCGTTCGTCTGGGCGACTTCTCCCTCGGCGTCGAAGCTGTACTTCCGCCAGCCCTTCGCGCCTTCGGGCGTCCGCATGAACATCCGAAGCTCGTCGATCAGCGCGTTGCGCGCGATGACGTAGAACCAGCCCTTCATCTTCACTTCGCCCCGGTACCCGGCCATCCCGCGGAGCGCGTTGTAGTAGGTCTTGTTGACGACCTTGGTCGCGAGGTCCGTCTGGT